CGCAGCCTTTTCTACAGCGAGGGGGCCCTAAGGTGCCTTTTTTTGGAAAACTGAGGCCTGGGGCCTTTTTGGTGTAGTAATGCTTGGAAACACTGCCTCCGGGAAGGGCTTTACTACTCATTTCTTTGGGTATATATATAGAGCCGCTTAAAAAACGCTCGCTAAGAGGTGGCGGAAAAGCGTAAAGATTGGGGTAAAGATTGGGATTGTTTTTTACTCTTTTTCGTTAATTTATTTATTGTATTTAAGTATATATATATTTTATACGCAGTCCCGCGTGCCCACGACGTGTATACTGCGACGTAGACTGTATATACCCCTAGAAATCAGTAGTAAACCTGACCACTTTATGGGGTATACTCGCTAGCAAAGGAGGCCACTATGGCAAGCGACAGGACAGACGACGAGAAACGCCTAGCTAGAAATAAGCGAGCTCGTGAGAGTAGAGCACGTAGAAAGGCTAAAGAGCAAGCAAAACTCGAAAAGGCATTAGCGAAAGAGAAAGCGCTTGCTGAGAAACGCGAAGAGCAAGACGCACTTGCTGCGGCTCGCAGAAAGACCACAGCAAAGCGAAATGCCGCACAGCGCAAGACACGAACTGCGAATGCTAAAGCGAAAACTAGCGACCACGCAAAGCGAATGGCTTGGCGTAAGAAGAAGCCTACCCGCCTCGCTACTCGCATCAAAACTAAGCTAGGCGAGCTACAGCTTGCAGGCGACGATATTCTTTATGCCGAGGCTTGCTCGCTTATTGATGACGGAAAGCTCGCCTACGTTCCTGCAAAGGTGCGCAAAGCAAGTGGAAGACAAGGCAAGTGGGAGCCAGACAAAGACATGCCCCTCTGGCTGGCCTACTTGGTCGCGAATGGTCGCATGTGCGGCGCAAGACACCGACGCTCGCTACTTGCTGATGGCCGTGTCCTGTACACGCGAATTCACGAGCTACAAAGTGACCCAAAGCTCGCACACTTGGCCGACGGTGCTATTCAATTGCATTGTCGCCATCGTCCGCCTGAGCTGCTGCTTGCTACCAATCCCATCGGTTGCAGACCTATTCGCTGCTATGCCCATGCTGGGCAGTTCACACTCGCGGCTACTGAAGAGCGAATCATGGAGCAGGGCAGCTTTTACGCCGCGTGTTTTGATCCTGAAGAAGCAGAAATGCTCTTGTCCATGATTGAAGACCCGGTTGATTCGCTCAATGCCGAAATCTCGATGATGAAGATCAGGCTGCGGCGTAAGGTCAAGAAGGAAGCCCGCCAAGCGTTCTATCTCACTCGCAAGAATCGCGACGAGGTGCTTGAGCTCAAGAGCCTCCAGACCGTTGACGGCTATGGGCCTGAAGGGAACTATGGTTCTGTCACAGCTACGAAGGAAGTTCGCGACTACAGCAAAGAAGTTGCTTCTATCGTGGCTCAGCTGTGCCGCCTGATCGCGACTCGACACGAAATCAACGGCAACAAAACACTCGACGAAGCCGGTGTCGCTGCTAGGATTCGCGGATTCGTCAACAAAGCATGGGACGCACAGATCGAGGCGAAGAATGAGCTGGCTTAACGTATGTACTTGCTGTCTTAACCCGCTGTTTGGCATCGACAGCCGATGCACGAATCCGCATTGCGCGAATGGAGCCAGCTACCTTCGCTGGCTTGTCGCTGCCAGGAAAGCCTGTCAAGATCCAGGCGCTTCTGTGCTTGCCTACAAGCTCCACAAGTCTGCACCGCTGAACTTTTAGCTGCGTTTACTTGAGCTTGCTACACGCATAAGGCTGCAAGATGTGGCTCTGTGGAGGCACGAGTTGATGAGCTTTACGCTGAGCACCTTGTCGAAGGATGCCATTTCTGAGCAAAGCGAGCAAGAGCTGCGCGACTCTGTTGTGCGACTTACCGCTTGTCTGGAGAAGCGGAAGAAGTCCAAAGCCAGGCCTGGACCAGCGAGCTACTTGACAACCTTCGGCGAGCGTGACCTTCGGGTACGCGAAGTCAGAGCTTTGCTGACCACTGTTCGCAGGCAACTCGCTGCAATCATGTTCGCTAGTGGAGCCGGTGAGCTTGAAGTTGCCGCAGCCTGTCAGGTCCAGTCTTCCACCGCCAGGAACTACCGCCACAAAATCTGGCGCTATCGGTGAGTGACGAAGACGCTTTTGCTCTTCCGCCTCGCTGGCACCCTGCGCGACTCTCACCGCCTCAGCTTGGCTATGTTCGGTCTACTGCCCGTGTCAACCTAGTTATCGCTGGTCGTCGCTCATTCAAGACCGAAGGCGCTAAACGTCGGCTCATCCGTGCCGCCATCGGATTTACCGAATTCTCCGATGGACGCTTCTATGCCACAGCTCCAACGCATCGCCAGTCCAAGGACATCTTTTGGACTGACTTGAAGGCAATGGTCCCCGATTGGGCGATCCAAGGTGGCAGGCGGCGCGGTATTAGCGACAGCGAACTCACGATCAGCCTGGTGAACGGGGCGAAGATTAAGGTCGCAGGCTTAGACAAGCCGGAACGAATTGAGGGCAAAGATTGGGACGGCGGTGTAATCTCGGAATTCGGGAACTGCAAGGCCAACGTGTTCAGCGAAGTGATCCGCCCAATGATGACGCGTGGTGGTTGGATTGACATCGAGGGCGTACCGGAAGGTCGCAACCACTACTACGATCTTGCGACTCGGGTGCTTGACGGTAAACTTCCAGGCGGAGTGCACCATCATTGGACGACTGAAGACGTGTTGCACTTGTGGCTTGGCGAAAAGCGCGCAGCTGCAGAAATTGCAGAAGCGAAAGAGTCGCTGGACACACTTACCTACGATCAGGAATATCGTGCTCGTTTCATCAGCTTCGAGGGGCTTGCTTATCATGCGTTTTCACCAGCTAATGTTGCCGCCAATGGCGATCGTGTCGTTTATCAACCAGACCTTCCGCTTATCCTGGCGTTTGACTTCAACCGCGAACCAGGTGTCTGCGCTTATATCCAAGAGATCCCCGCGAATCGAATCGGATGGCTGAAGAACCCTAACATCAGTCGCCAAGGCTGCATTACTTCGGTCATTGGCGAGGTGTTCATCCGGCGTCGCTCAAACACAAAGCTAGTTTGCGAGCGGATTCTTGCAGACTGGGCAGACCTGCACCGCGGCGATGTCGTGCTCTATGGTGACCCTGCTGGCGGCGCGAAAGGCAGCTCTGCGATCGAGGGCTCTGACTGGGACTTGATTGACGCGCATCTGCGCCCTGCTTTTGGGCGACGACTCATCGACCGTGTCGCTACATCCGCTCCCAGGATACGAGTGCGATTGAACAGTGTAAATTCGCGACTTGAGGCAGCCGACGGCCGCATCGGCCTGGTTGTTGATGCCAAGGCTGCTCCACATGTCATCCGTGACTTTGAGGGCGTCCAGGCGGACTCTCAGGGTAGCATCATCAAGACAGCCGGAGACCCGCTAACTCACATCTCTGACGGTATCGGCTACTATATCTGCGAAGCTCACCCGCTGGGTGGTCCTGTCACGACTGTGCGACGGTAGCGACCAGCCCAGTGCCTCAAGCTAAAGCCTACTCTCCCACGCTTTGAAAGTCGCCTCAAATGTCGTTCCTCGCAATGGCTGTTTCGGATGCTGGTTGGCTTAGCTCTGGTGCGGGCGCAATCTTGCTGACATTCTTAACAACCAAGTTCTGGCCAGAAATCGTTGAGTACTTCAAGCGCTCAGAAAAGCGCGAAGTCGCTGCCGAACAAGCAGCTGCTTCGGCGCCAGAAAAGGCTCTCGCTCGTGCCAAGACTGCGCAAGAGCAGGCCTTAGAGCTCGCTGCAAGCATCTCCAAGAGTGAGGAAGCTAAGCGAATCGCATGGCAGGGCGAAATTCGGCAAAGCTATATTCCGGTCATCGCTGAAATCAAGCGCGATAAGGCTTCTGACATAGAGCAGCTCCGAACCACATTCGAGGCTGCCATTGCAGAACTTCGCCAAGATCGGGACTATTGGCGACAGCAAACACACGAGCTTAAAGATGAGCTACTTGCCGCACTGGTTGACAGCACAGAAACACTTGACGCGCTCAAGGAAACGGTCGCTGAACTCGGTGAGACTTTCGCCGACAAGCTAGCTACAAGCGATGCGCTAATGGCTCTCACTTACAAAACGCTGAAAGGAAGTTCCAATGGCAGCGACTCCTCCTCCTCCTCCTCCTCCGGCATATTCGGAGGCAGCTGATGCTCGCCTTAAGGAGGAAACCGCAATCATCATGATGGAGTTAGCGTCACAAAGAGGCGCCGTAAACGACACGACGAAGTTGGCCAGGGCTAAGACTCGTCTACAAAGTGTGCGCCTTTCCAGCCCTTGTCGCGGTTTGCCTCGCCTCTCTGCCCAGGAAATCAAGCGCTTGCTACGCGAAGCAAGCTGAAAGCGAGAAACAATGGAACCAGACGACATTGCCCCAGGCGTGAAGCTGAACAGCTGGTGGGAAATCGAAGTAGCTTTGAGTCAATCGATGGAGTCGCTCATCATCCTGGTGCAGGGCAAGTGGAAAGCCCTAGCCTACAGCCATGACTTGCTGTGCCGAACGAGCAAGGAGTACGCTGACGATGCTATCCTCGCTGCGGCACCTCTTGGTCCTGTCGAGATTGAGGGATTCCTTGCGACACCGCTTATCGTTCCTGCTGTCTTGATGGTTCGGCCCGACGACGTAGTGGGGGTGTTGATCCGGCGAGCGCCGCACAATGTCTTTCATTTACAAGATGACGAGGCGCCGGAAGTGCCTGACGCCAAGCGCTTGACGACTGTACCAGGAGGCTGATGAGCATGAACAAGAAATCGACGAAAACTACGTTTGCGGGAATCGCTGCCGCTCTTGCCTTGATTTTGGCGGGCTTGGCTGCGATGTTCGATGCTGACCCGAGCACCACGGCCAACATGGCGAAGATGCTCCAGGGCGTGCTGTTTATCGCTGCTGCACTTGGCATCGGCTTTGGTGGCGTGTCGGCTCGCGACGACGATGTCACATCGGAAGGCCGTAAGGCTCCGAAGGCGAAATAAGTGGCCACGCTCCCTGGCACCTACAACTTGCGCATCAGCCAGGGAGCGACGTGGCTCCAAAGCTTTCGTTGGCTTGACAGTTTGAACGTACCTATCAATCTTGCGGGCTACGTGGCCAGGCTACAAGTTCGTAAGTCGTACAACTCGCCTGACCCTGTGATTAGCCTAGCGAGCGGTGGTCAAGGCCTTGTGCTTGAAGCGAGCGGACAGCTTGGCAGAATTGACGCTGAGTTGTCCGCCACGCAGACCACACTACTCGAAGCACCTTGGGCTGGAGTGTGGGATTTAGAGCTAGAACTCGCAGGTGTTGTTACTCGGCTTCTTCAGGGCCGGGCTCGTGTCTCTCCAGAGGTGACCAAATGAGCTACGACTCAGCATGCGAGGCGACGCATCCAGGACTGCTGCCGCGTCTGGTCTGTGAGCTCCCGGTCGGCCACAAGACAGCTCATACGGCTAAGGGCTGCAGCTGGGCACAGCCACAAGGCACCTTTCGCGTGTTGTTGCTTAGATCCACTGGTTCGTGGGCTATCACGAATGCAGCATCCGGAAAGATCGTAGAGGAAAACTTCGCAACCTGGACGCTGGCGAATAAACGGCGACTCGAGCTTACCTCCTGATGGGCTGCGTATCGTCAGACACAGTCACACGTGTCGTTGAAGTTATTGACAGCGGTCCGCAAGGCCCGCAAGGTCTACCCGGTCCGCAAGGTCTACCCGGTCCGCAAGGTCCGCAAGGTCCGCAAGGTCCAGCTGGCACCTTCGCTTTTCTGGTCCAACCAGCACCCCCAACACCGATTCAGGTGCCTGACGGGGTAGTCGTCGTTTGGGTGGACTCGTCCGTCGTTCCTGAGAGTGTGCGCTTCGCTGTTGGTAGAGCTGGCCGGGTCTACGTCGTAGAAGCTCGGAGGCTCACCTAATGGCTACATCGCCAGGCTCGCATGAGGACTGGGGACCGCTTTATGGCGAGCCAAACGGTATCGCCCCGCTGGACGCAAGCTCCAAAGTCCCTGTGGCGAATCTTCCGGCATCGATAGGTGGCGAACCCGTTCCGTCAGTCCCTGCACCGCTCACAGCAGCAGGCGTACTCGCCGTAGACACACTCAACCGAGTGAACTCCGCTGGAGCAGGCGGGCTTACCTTTCAGCTTCCGAGTGCGCCTCTCTCGCCAGGAAAGCGAGTGCTAGTTTGGGACTATCTTGGCGAGAGCAGAGGTGCGAATAAAGTCGTGATTATCGGCATGGCTGGTCAGACTATTAGCCGTCTAGCTAGCTATCAGTTAGGCCGTGACGAGTTTAGGGTGTTTAGGAGCGACGGCGTGAACTGGGGAGCGCAAGGGATATGAACCGCAGCCGACTCATTAACACTTGGGACGTGCCTCTTGCCGTACCTGCCATCGGCGATGTGCTGGTCACAGTCCGCTTCACTAAGCTCGTTGGTGACCTAGATCTACGCTTGGTCACTGTTGGTTTGGCCGGCAGTATCGGGATACGTTTGGATGGTGACACGGTAGACAGAGCAGTGTTAACTGGAAGTGAGTTGGACATCGACATCTTTGCCGATGCGACTGGAGTTAGAACGCTCACGCTAATAGCGCGTGCAGCGCCAACTTCATTCACGTATGGCGAGCTCATCATGCTGCACAAGTAGGGGACAATCATGGCTGCTTACAATCCGAAATCGGGCATTCCACCAGCTGCGTCAATTCCTGCATCCAGCATGGCACCTGGCGTGCTTGGCCGCTCGCTTGAGGGTGTCAACAACAATTTCATCCAGACGGGTGCAGTCACACCGAAACGAATCATTGAGTTCGATTACGTCAAGGATGCAGCCCACGATCGCGACTTCAAAAAGCTGCAGGTATATCCCACTCTGCAAATCAGCAACGCATTGGCGACCGCAAAGTTCACCGTCTGGATTGACAAGAGCGCGAGCTTCGATGTCAATGGCGACTTCGTTAGCGGTACTCCTGACGGCTCAGTGCTCCACACTGGCGACACCATCATGACTGCGAAGTTTGTCGAAGTTGATTTGAAGGCGCTCAACCTCGCCGATGGTAAGCACACAATCACTTTCGCCATCGAAACAAGCGACGCCGCTGAAATCGTCATGAGCGATGTGCAAGACTACGAAGTCAAGGACTAAGCGCATATGGCTAGCGTAAATCCAAACAGAGGTGCACCCGCTGTCGTAACTTTGCGTGAAGAAGAGCCAGGTGAAGAGACAGGCGGGCACTTTTCGGCCTTCACCTTGCCGTTTGATGCTGCGCCAGGCGTAATTACTGCTGTAACTTTCACTTCGCCAATTCTGATTAGCACGTTGCAGACGAGTATGCAAACAACGCTGGTAAGCGCAGGTGACCGCGTAAAACTAGAAGTAGGCCCTGACTCACCTATTGGTGGACTCGAGAGCCCGGTAGCAGCAGGTGTTACCGTGCTGCCAATGTCTGTGGCTATGCAGATGCTTGCCGCTGTCGGCAAGATCTTCAAGGGAATGTGTCTTGCTTTTGACGATGGTACTAATCGCGATGGGCTTGGGTTAATCTCAAGCATAGACCTAAACGCGAGCACGATTACTGTTACCAAAGCGACAACGCGTAGCTGGCCGACTGCGACCCTTTTCCTGGCGACAGTTGTCATGACGCTCAACCCGTTTACCGAAGCAAACTGGATCGAGCTAGACAACGGGGCTATAGAGCAGGCGGTTGGCAACTCAAAATTCGGTGCTTCACCACTTCCAGCTGGCACCGCGATTCGCATAAGCTATGACAACAAGAGTGCTTCAGTTGTTCGAGTTAGGCCGCGATTCGACATCCTTTACTAGCGAAGCGTTTGGGCTAAGCTAGCAAGCCGCTCAACAGTCCATTATTTCACCAGCGGGATCGAGCCGGGACGCCTCTCGCAGACCAGTCAACCCTCTCTCCAGGAGGCGCCAAATGGCTGCCATCACACCTGAAGTCCTTGGCTCACACGAGAAAGAGCACGGGCACGACAACCACTTGCCCGGCACAGCGAGCACCGTTTTCGGAACGAATGGTGCCGGCTTGCTTGCTGAAATCGAGTTCAACGTTGCCGCGCTTGTGAATCAGCTCGCGCAGCGCGATGCAGGCGGCCAAGTGGAAGTGCCGTTAAACCCGACAGCAGGGAAGCACGCAGCTTCTCGTGCTTACGTTGACGCTCAGTTTGCTGGCGGCAAAACCTGGAAGGAGCTTGTCCTAGTCGAGACACAGCTTCGCGACGGCAACGGTGTTGGAGGTGTGCGCCAAGCGCTGCTGCTGACACTCGTCCAGAACCTTCAGCCAGGCGACACCATCTCCATTGCTGACGGTGTGACGACTGAGGTCTTCACTGCGATTGCTCCGGGCGTTCCCGCTGCGAATCAATTCGTAGTTGCCGTGTCTGGCTCCGCTGCGACCATTGCTAACCTGGCTGCCGCAATCACCGCTGACAGCCTCAAATACAACGGGCAAGCGTCTACGGCATTCGATGGCTGGTTCAGCGGTGGTCAGGTAGACCAGCTAGTGCTTTATGTGCTTGCCCAGGAGTCAGCTGGTGCTGCGAACACGAGAGTGTTTGGAACAATCGCTAACTCGCAAGCCGACGTGCAAGTGATCGACTTCAACGGCGCAAAGGAGTACGCGTCCAATGACGGCGTTCAAGGCAACCTGCTTGGTGCAGACGGCGGTGTCGGTCAGGTCGGTTTCGGACGCTTGTTCGCGCTACTCGCCTCCCAGGAAACGCACAAGATTGTTGATGGGCGCTCCGAGAAAACGTGGGCTGGCGACTCCGATGTTTGGTTCAGCTCCGGTATCTCCGCGAACACAGCAGGCGCAGGTCTGGCGAACAACGCAGGTGTGATTGACCTTGTTGCGGCTGACAACTCCTTGATTATCGGGCCAAACGACGTGGCCGTGAAAGTTGATGGCGTCACCCTTGAAACCAATCCTGTTAACGGTGTTCAAGTCAAAGACGGAAGCCTGACGATTGCGAAGACCAGTTACTGGAAGCCGCAGGTCACGCAAACAGGTCCACGCCCTGCGAAAGCTGATTTTACGGGCGTGATTTCTGTCCCTGGCGATGTTGCTATCTCTGTCGGAACGAACGGCAAGAAGTATTGGAATGTCGGCGCTCTCGACGGCGCATTTCTGGAAGTCTACTCTGTCCAGATGGGCAAGTTGGTCTGATCCATTGGCTCTCGCGCTTCACAACATTGCGATCGATCAAGGCGCTACTTTCCAGAAGCTGTTTCGGTGGCGTGATGGAGACGGCGCCTTGGTTGATCTCACGGGCTACCTAGCGCGTATGCAAGTGCGCAACTCATTCGACAGCACAACGCCGCTAGTAGATGTGGACTCCGCTGCCAAAGGAGGAGTGCAGCTTCAAGTTGGTGGTTTAGGCGAGATAGCCGTCACACTCACTGCCGCGCAAACGGCTTTGCTGCCGCGCGTAGCTGGCGTTTATGACCTTGAGCTCGTCAGTCCAACTGGCACCGTTACTCGCCTTGTTCAAGGTCGGGCACGCATTAAACCCGAAGTCACGAGGTGACCCATGGCTCTATGCAACGGCCAACCTGTTGTCGAGGTAGCACAACAAGGGCCGCAAGGAGCACAAGGTCCCGCAGGAGTCCAGGGAAACCCAGGTGCAGCTGGTCGCACAGTCCTTAACGGAACAGTCGTGCCGCCTAACGCTCTCGGTGTAGATGGCGACTTCTATCTCAGGACTAACACAAGCGAGCTGTACGGTCCACGAGTAGCAGGTGTTTGGCCGCTTCCTCCAGTCTCGCTTATTGGACCTGTTGGACCAGCTGGTCCTCCAGGAATCGGAGCCGGAACTGCACTGACGAATGAGCCGCAAACACCGGTTAACGGCCAGACTGTATTTACGCTCAACTTCCAGCCGATCAGTGCCGAAGCGATTTGGATCGTAAGTAACCGTCTTGTTCTTCATCCAATCGTAGATTTCGCAGCGTCTGGTCCAACACTTCAAACAATCACAATCCCATCGTTCCCGGTCAAGGCTTCCGACGTCATGACCATCTACTACCAAAAGGCCTAAGGAGGCTTGACGCATGAGTGCAACTGGATTTATGGACAACAGATACCTCCAAGATGGGGCGGTCGACACGGCCGAACTCTTGGATGGTTTGCTCGCAGCATCCGCAGCAGGTCGCGGCAAAATGGCGGCCGGTTTCTTCGATCAAGCGACTTTCGCGGCGAAAGTCGCCGCTCAAGCTGTCGGTTCCGCTCAAGTTGCGAACGGTGCTGTTCTTGCCGTTCACATGAGCACCCCGGCGAAGCAGTCTACCTTGCAGTCGAAGCTTTTGGCGGGCTGGGTGCAGCGCGTTGTTGCAGCTGCGGGTGGCCTGAATGACGACGTAACCACGGACATTCAAGCGGCTGCGACCGTCACAACTCCGACGCAGGATGGCGCCGTTAAAGGGATCATGTCGACTGGCGCAGCGCTTGCCGATACGCTTGGAACAGCCGTCCAGAACTACAAAGTGCAGATTCGCGACTCGGTGACCAAACAGCCACTCAACGATGGCGCTGGCGGCGAAGTCTATGGCGTTCTGTCGTTTGCCACTGCGGTCTGGACGCTCACCTACTACACAGCTGTCGGTGTTGCGATCGCGATTCCAGCTGCCTCGATCGACATCTTGTTCGCGGAAGTGTTCGATGCTGACAGCCTTCCGCTCAAAGCGATGCTGCTTGGCGCAACGTTTGGCGACATCTCGGACATCGCTGCGAGCCACACGCATCCTCTTGCCCAAATCACGGACGTGACCGCGACTGCAGCTGAAGTCAACCAGGTCAACGGTGGCGTTTCTGCGAATGTGACGGCTGCAAATCTCGGTGCTTTGACCGGTGGTTTGGACACGGCGCTGCACACGCATGATGCTCGCTATTTTACAGAGATCGAACTCCTGGCAATTGGAACTGCGACCAATCCGAATACCACCTCCGGCGCTGCGAAGATTGGAACGGATGCGACTGCGATCGGCGCTAACGCTGGAACGACGGACACTGTGCAGGGCGTGCTCGAAGCATTCAGCACTGCGATCGCTGCCGCAGGTGGAACGCCGGTCAGTGGCGAAGTCATCAACTTGGCTTTGGAAGCTGGCGACGTCGTTACCGACTTGGCGCTCACGGACACGATCAACAACACGCCGGTTGCTGGGTCGTTCAAGCTCTACCTCAATCAGATCCGCATGCTCGAGGGCGCGCACTTCACGCGAGCCGGTACCATCATCACTTGGCTCGGCGCGACCAGTGGTTTCTCGATCATCAAGGCCACCGACAAAATGACCGTCGACTACACCTTCTGATCCAGGAGCTGACGGGCAATAATAGCACCCTCGCCGCAGCTAGCTAGGTCGTGGCGAGGTATCAAACTAAGCGCACAGAGGAGCTCAGATGTCGACTCTTAAGCCAGTTCGCGTGCTAGACGGCTCTCTGGTTCTGAACAACACTTATCAGGACTTGTTCGAGCTGCTCTCGAGCGCTACCGGTAAGCGCACAAGCTTAGAGCAGGCCGACATCTTCTCAGCATACTTGCACATCAACACAGCTCGATTTGGTACTGCGGTGGCGGGTATTGAGTTTCGTATCTTGCTTAATGACGGCACAACAGACCAAGTTCTCGAGATTCTCAACTATGAGTTCCCAGCGAATGGCGGCAGCTCTTTAAGCGCCCTGAATGATCTTTTTGCAGCTGATCCAGGCGATTTATTTGGCCAAAATCCTGGTAACGATCTTCTGCGCTTCAATGTGCTTAATGGTTTACGCCTACGCCAGGCTTCAGCTTGGTGGACAAGCACTTTCGCGCAGCGCGAAGAAGCCGTTCCAACAAAGAAATACGCATCAACTGGGCCTATCGAGTTGCACGCTCCAATCGTTCAGCCCTTGATTCTCGGGCCAGGAGAGGCTGTTCGCATTCAGGCGAAGATCACAGGACAGCTCGGTGCTACGAATGTTCGCTGGAGGTTCATGGCGAATGCGGTTGAGGAGGCTGCCTGATGGCAAACGAAGGCCCTCCGGTTCAAATCAGGATGCTGAACGCCGGCACACTTGCTAACGGCACACCACTTGTTGCTAATGGTGCAGGCAGCGTAGTCGGCGGCGGCTCTAGCGGCATTCTCACTGACGAGCTTATAACGACGCCGCAAGCGTCCGGCTTGTTTGGGCAGCTCGGGCGTTCTTCAGCTGTAGGCAATCCACTCGCGAGTCCACTCGGAGGTTGACGTGTCAGAAATTCGGATCTTTAAGCGCGATAAGGTCACACTTCTGACGAGTACCTATCAAGAAGTTCTTGAGCTGTATGCGCCAGCTGTCGGAGTCGGAAAGCTCGACCACTGGGACAACCTTGTTCTTGCTATGAGCTCTAACTTCGCTAGCTCTACACCCGAGTATTACGCACAGCTCGTTATTGAAACTGAAGACGGCTCGCTAACTCCTGTTCACCAAGCAAAATGGACCAGTGGTTTTGGGTCAAGTGCAGGAGCCAAAACCGTGCGTACAACAAGCGCTGCAGACGGACCAATCAGAAACTTTCTGCTCCTAGACACGGTAAACAAAACAGTCGCCCTTGACAGGGTCGCAGGACTGTGGGTCGGAATAGTAAACGAGCTCCTTACAGCCATTGACGAGAACGCATTTCCATTTGACTCAACCATTCCATCGTTGCCTGAGCGCCCTGCTTTGTCTATGCCTCTAACACTTGGTGTGCAGGAGCGCCTAATCCTGAGGATGCGCGCCGTTAATACGTCTTCAACAATTGTGCATGGCATTGCACGAGGCGCGGCTGTTGAATCCCGTTAGTCATACTCAGTGCATCACTCGTTGCCGCATGATTGATTCCCAGGAGACGCAACTATGGACTTTGAAGCGCTGTACGAAGAACTCAAACCAGCTGTTGAGCACGAGCTGAAAGCTGCAGCGAAGTCAGCGTTCAAAGGCGCAGCCGACGACCTGAAAGAATTCGCTGGCGAAATGCTGAAAGACGCGCTCGCCGCGATGCGTCTCAAAGATCCTGCACAGCGCGAGGCGGTGGTAGCTGAGCTGCGCGGCCAGGTGTCTGCGCTCGCTGAGTTGAGCCGCCTTCGCGCTGTGAACGACAATTGGGAGCGCTCGAAGCGAATTATGGGTGTCGCGCTGTCTGCATCGATTCGCATTGGTGGGACTGCACTACTCGCCGCAGTCTAAGACCGGGAGGATCGTTATGAGCATGCGTAAGTTATTGCTGATTGTGTTGCTGTGCACTGGGCTTCAAGGGTGCAGCTGGCTATCAAAAGGCAAAATTCGTAGTGACAGTGTTCGCGTGCTTATCGCGCCTGTTACGCTGCGTCATGACCACTACCTAACCAGTGCGGCTGGTATCTCACCAGTCGATTCTGCTGCCTGGTTCGGCCAGTCGGCGAAGTGCAGGTCTTTGGTCAAGAAGCTAGGCAGCTTCGTGAAAGCCTCAGTCCTGGAGCCAGTCCTGGAGCCAGTCCTGGATCGGCATGACGCATGGGTTCAAGCTGATGCGGTTCTTCCAGACGTATCACGCCGCACGGCCCTACGGAGCTCTAAATTGCTGCGCCGAATTCTGAAGGAAGCGAGGAAGTAAGCGTGGCACACGAAGAGCATCCAGTCGCTAAGCCCAATGCCGCCTGGCGTCGAATGGCGCGTAAATGGGCTCTTATCCACGACCTGCTTGGCGGCACGCAGCGTATGCGTGACCAGGCCCAGGTCTGGCTACCGAAAGAACAAGCAGAAACTGACACAAACTACAATCGGCGTCTTTCGCGCAGCGTGTTGTTTGAAGGGCTAGCGAACGCCATTGATCGCGCTGTTGCACGACCATTCACCAGGCCAGTCACCGCGAAGAACGCGCCAACCTTGCTCGACTTTCTCGAAGTCGACACTGACGATTGTGGTCAGCCGCTAAGCAAGTTCGCAAGATCGATCTTTGAAGACGCGCTGACATACGGCAAGGCGCACATCCTGATCGACTTCACTGCCGTGCCAGAAAACGTCGGAGGCGGCATCGCGTCAATTGCACAAGAGCAAGCTGTTGGAGCGAGAGCTACTTTCGTCCGAGTTTCACCTCCTGCACTAATTGGATGGCTCACGGATTCGCGGGAATCGAACACAGGTGGTGCTGGAGACCCAGAGTTGTCACAAATCCGTATTCGTGAAACACGAACCGAGCAAGTTGACGGCTCGCGCTTCGCGTCGCACCAGGTCGACTATGTTCGTGTGATCGAGCGCGACCGCTTTGAGTTATGGCGTAAGTCTGACGTACAAGGCAGCGAGCAGTGGGATCTAGCTGATGAAGGTCCATTAACTCTTGGTCATATACCTTTAGTGACCATCTATGCGAAGAAGATCGGGGTACTAGAAGCCGATCCGCCGTTTGACGGCCTGGCCTGGTTGAACTTGGCGCACTGGCAATCAGATTCTGACCAGCGCAACATCTTGCGTGTTGCTCGCTTTGCTGTACTCTTTGCATCCGGCCTGACCAAGCGCGAAGCCGAGCAAGGCTTTGAAATTGGGCCCTTCAACATGGTCTCAACGTCGGCATCATCGAAAGATGCTGACCTGAAATATGTCGAGCATGGCGGCAAGGCAGTAGAAGCAGGACGCAAAGATCTGCTTGACCTTGAGAGCCGAATGGAGGTGCTAGGCATTGAGCCATTCGTCGACAAGTCTGCAGGTGCGACTGCAACTGGCAAAGCGATCGATGAAGCGTCGAGTAGCACTCGTGCTCAAGATTGGGTGCGCTCACTAGAAACAGGATTAGAGGAAGCATATCGCTTCGCAGCACAGTGGCACCAGACTGAACTGCCTGCGGATTTTGGTGTCGATGTCTTCAGCGACTTCACAGTTAGCTTCGGCAACTCAGATCTCGCATTCTTGCTTGATGCAACCACCAAAGGTCGTCTGAGCACGTTGACCTTCCTCCAGGAAATCAAGCGACGTGGCCAGCTCGCCGACTCAGTGGACCCGGACGTAGAAGCGGCTCAGATCGCAGAAGAGTTCGGCATGACCGACCCATTGAGCAGTATTCCTGACGCCGCAAGCATGGGCCTTGATGCGCAAGGGCAGCCGCTCTAATGCCTAAGGATGTCAATAGCGCCCTGCTTGATTCTGTCATCTTTAGAGCTACGCAGCTAGAACGCTTGAAAGTCGGCGAAGTTCAGCAGGTTGTCGGATTCCTTGACCGTGAAGTGCTGCCCAGTATCTTGTCGAAGATCGAGCGAACGGTTCCTCGCCTTCCCAGGAATCCAAGAGCACGACAGCGCCGACTGACAGAGCTCGCAACCGGTATTAGCGATACGGTCAAAGCTGGGTTTGGTCAAGTTCAAGCCGAATCGCGGAAGCGAATAGTGCAGCTAGGCATGGACGAAGCTTCCTGGCTTGTAGGGCAGACCAGAGCGCTCATGCCTATCAACGTAGACCTTGCGACGCCTCCGGCAGGACTCATCTCTGCAGCTCTAGGTAGCAAAGGACCCGGTGGACCGCCTTTAGGCCGTTCGTGGAACCAGTGGTGGGGTGGGCTGAAGAAAAGCACTCAAGACGGTGTCATGGGCCAAGTGCGAATTGGTGTGTCGACCGGCGAAGGGGTCGACGACATAGTTCGACGAGTTCGCGGAACGAAGGCTGGCGGTTTTCGCGATGGTGTATGGCAAAAGTCAAGACGCCAGACAGAAGCTGTAGTACGCACCTCAGTAACGCATATAAGTGCTCAAGCACGAGCAGAAACAGCGAAAGCGAATGAAGACGTTATCAAAGGTGAGCGTTGGGTTTCTACGCTCGATGCCCGTACTTCCACCATATGCGCGTCACTCGACGGGAAAGTATTTCCGTTGGGCGAAGGGATCAGACCACCAGCGCATATCCAGTGTCGCTCGACAATCGTACCAGTCCTCAAAAGCTTTCGTGAAATGGGAATCGATCTTGACAATCCGCCGCCACCTACACGGGCTGCGAAGAATTATAAGGACCTCAAAACCGCATTACGCGGAACCGTTCCTGGCGACGAAACTTACGGACAATGGCTAAAACGTCAGCCTACGAGTATTCAAGACAAAGTACTTGGCAAAGGCAAAGCCAGGCTGTTTAGAGCGGGCCGTGTAGACATTACTCGGTTCACTGATCCCAGGAATCGGCCGTTAACGCTAAAGCAATTGCGCGGACTGGACAAAACGGCTAACAAACCAAACTAAGAACGTTCCTAACTGCGCCTTACCGGACTATCGAGTTAAAGTGTTGAAGCTAACTGCGCGGGAGGTGCAGAGCAATGTCGGGAACTTCAAGCAAGCAGGAGGCTACGGGACGTGGCAATCAAAGCAAGCATCACGGAAGAAGAGTTTGCAGCGCTCAACGACGCGCTCAAGCCTGAGTTCATCAAGCAGGACGACGGCACCTACCGACTCGATGTCGAAGCGGTCAACGGAATCAGGCTTGAGAATGTGTCAGGGCTCAGAAGCGCGCTTGAGAAAGAACGGCAAGCCGCAAAAGACGCCACGGCGCAATTGAAAGCGTTTGACGGACTTGACGCAAAGAAAGCCAAGTCTGCGCTCAAGAAGGTCACCGAAATGGCCGACTGGGACCCGCAGAAAGAAGTCGCTGAACGCATTGCCGAGCGCGAGCGTCAGCTTGTTGCGCGTCACCAGGAAGAGCTCGAGGCGGCCACTGGCAAGCACAAGGTTTTGCACGGCCAGCTGGAGAAGCTGCTCGTCACGAATGCGGTCACCAAAGCGCTGCAGGATGCTGGTGGAAACATCGGTCTCCTCGAGCCGCATGTCGCGAATCGTGTGCGGATGCGCCAGTCTGGTGACCAACTGATCGCCGAAGTTGTTGATCCGACAACGGGAATTGCGCGCGTTGGTGACGGGATGGGCAACCCGATGACGATTCCTCAGCTGGTCGAAGAGCTCAGAAGCGACAAGACTTTCGCTGGGGCTTTCGCTGGCACTGGTTCAACTGGCACTGGCTCATCGAATGGAAGCACTGGCGTGCCGCGCGCGCCAGTCCAAACACAAACTGGCGTTCTCAGGATCAATCGGTCCGACCAGCAGGCCATAAATGACAACTGGGAAAAGATTGCCGACGGCAGCGCCGAGGTGGTCGACGGCTAAAGCGGGATGCTGCAGCTCATTCTTACGTAGGCCGGGATGGCCGCTCAAATGTCAGGTTCACAATCAGCCATCAAGCCCTAGGAGGCAATTCAAATGGCGAATACCCTTGCGGCAATCATGCCCAAGATCCTGGCGCGAAGTCTCTCTGTCCTGCGTGAGCGGGCGGTGATGCCGCGCCTTGTCAACAGCAGCTACTCCCAGGAAGCAGCCCAGAAGGGCGACACGATCGACGTGCCCATCCCGACGGCTGTCGGCACCATGGACGTGGTTCCGTCCAGTGTTCCGCCCGTTCCGACCGACTTTGCGGCCCGCAAAGTTCAGATTCCGCTGGACCAATGGCGCCAGACCAACCCGTTCCATCTCACCGACAAAGACCTCGTCGAAATTGACCGCAACAAGCACTACCTGCCCATGCAGGTCGGCGAAGCGATTCGGAGTCTCGCGAGCTTCGTCAACAAGACCATCATCGACGACTACAAGCGCATCTACACGGCCGTTGGTGACCCGGCGCAGATTCCGTTTGGACTCAATGGTGTCAAGGACGCGACTGCGGCACGCAAGGCCCTGTCGATCAACTTGGCTCCTCGAGACAACCGGCGTGGTGTGATTGACTTCGAGGCAGAAGCGAGTGCACTGGCTCTCAGCGAGTTCTCTGACGCCAACAAGATTATGAGCGCGAACGTTCGGATCGAAGGTGAAATCGGTCGGAAATACGGCATCGACTGGATTGCGGACGACGATGTTCCGACGCATATCACAGGCGCCGCACCTCTCGTTGGTGGCATCGCGATTGCGAACGCAGCTGGCTACGTTGCCGATCCGACTGCACTCACGTCGACGATTCACGTCGACGGGCACACGGCTGATCCCGCGCCCGGTGACGTGTTCACTTTCGCTGGTCATGCTCAGCAATACGTTGTTCGCTCGATCGCCAACTCCACGATCATCGGCGCCGGCCCGACGTTCCAGTCTGACCTTGTCGTCAGTCCTGGTTTGAAAGCTGCGGTTCTTGACAATGAAGCGATGACCTTCGTCGCCAGTCACAAAGTCAATCTCGTTTTCCACCGCGACGCTTTTGCTTTCGCGACGCGGCCACTCGTCAGTGCCACCATGGACGTGAGTTTCGGCTCGGAAATCATTTCCATGCAAGACCCACAAACCGGCTTGGTGATTCGCCTCGAAGCGAGTCGCCAGCACAAGCAGGTTGTCTGGGAGTTCGACATTCTGTTCGGTCGCCGTTTGATTCGACCGGAACTCGCCACGCGTCTCATGGGTTCGATCTGATTGAGTAGATCGGCGCGTACCTGTCGCTGACGCGGCACTTGATTGGGCCGCGCAGCTGTTTGTTCGCACTCAGCTGCGCGGCCTTTCTTGTTTCACTACTTTTGCCGGGAGGCTACTTGTGTTGTACAAACTCGTGAAAGTCAAGAAGGGCGGCAAGGAACTGCTAGTTCGTGCAAACGAGCTTGCGGCTTACCAAGCGCAAGGATTTGAAGCGTCGAGCGCGCTCATGCCTGCCGATCCTTCAACGCCTGCCGATCCTTCAACGCCTGTCGATCCTCCGGCACCGCTCGCGGACGGTGATACTGTGACCTGGCTCAACGCCAAGAACAAGATCGTCCGCGGTTTGTTCAGAGGCATGGCTGACGCTGACGCTGGCTTGGCCTACGTGTCCAAAGGAACAGACCCAGCAACAAAGAAAGTCCGCAAAAGCCTCAGCGATCTGAAGCGAGCTTGAGATGAGCTTGATTGTCGAGACCGGAAACGGCGACGCGAATGCTGAAGCCTATGCCGATCTAGCGTTTGCAGATGCTTACGCCGAAGGTCTTGGCAATCAGAACGGCTGGAGTGCGCAGCACGCAGAAAGTGTGCTCCTTGTCGCCGATAATTTCTCAGATGGTGACCAGCTCACGATTGACGCAAAAGTCTACACCTTCCAGGCTGCGCTCACGAACGTCGACGGCAACATTCTGATCGGAGCATCACCGCTTGCCTCCGTGCTCAACCTGGTCAATGCTCTGAGCCTGGCGGGCGCTCCTGGCGTAGACTATGCCCTGCTCATGACAGCGCATCCGACCGTGCGAGCTGACCAGCCAAGTGGAGTTGCCGCGGCCACACTTTTCTTTGCCAGGAAAGAGGGCATCGCCGGCAATGCTATCGCGCTTGCTGCAGCTACAGTAAGCGACAACAACTTTTGGGACACGCCCACTCTCGAAGGCGGGACGGCGCGCATTTCAATCAAGCAAAAAGAGCAAGCTTTGCGTCGCGCGACTCAGTACCTTGATGGCCGCTTTGGACCACGATTTAGAGGCACGCGATCGTGGCTCGAGCAAGCGCTAGAGTGGCCGCGCGTTGATGCTGTTGACGATTCTGGCTTCCTACTTTTTGCTAGTACAATCCCAGTGAATCTGAAGAAAGCTTGCGTTGAGCTAGCCCTTGCTAGTCTTGATCCAACGGCAGGTGGCGAATTGGCACCAACTGTTGACGATGCAGCTCCAATTGTGCGCAACAAGGTTAAAGCGGGCCCTGTTGAACAGGATCTTGCATTTGGAGCAGGCGGTAATGTCCCTGGTGAACGCCTGTTCCAGCGCGCTGAGCTGCTCTTAACGCAGCTTATTCGACCAGCAGGCATATTGCGGAGAGCCTGATGACAATTCTCGATCGCGCGCTCCTGCCTGCTGTTTTCGGAATTCTTGCGGACTTTGGTAAGGATATGGACTGGCTTGTAGCTGACACTGCGGCGGTCTATGACCCAATCACAGGCGACGTTGTTAAGAATGCGCCGACAACATTCACAGTTAAATCGCTACCTCCAGGCGACTTCTCAAACTTCTTCGCTGACAAAGCAACTATCCGACAGACAGACTTACAGACCGGCGTCGCAGGACAAGGCCTAGCATTCGAGCCTACTCCAGGAACGTCAGTCGTCTTTGACGGACGCGAGTATTTAGTAGAGCGAGTGCAGCCCGTATACTCAGGCGAGTCAGTTACCTTATGGCTCGCAAACCTACGCCGTGGTGGCGGCGAGGTAGCACCTTGAATGGCAAGCCTCTTCAAGAATTTAGCGCGGTTCAACAGCGAATTGCAAGACTTCAGCAAGCGCCTATTACCAGCTCAAATCGTGCTCTTCCAAAAGCGGATTACGCTAGACTTGCTCGTCGGTATCGTGTTGGACACGCCAGTAGACACTGGTAGAGCGCGAGGCGGGTGGCAAACTACACTCAACAGCCCTACTACCCAAGCGCCTGATCGAAAAGACAAGACAGGAACTGTCGCTATACAGGAAGCGCAGCGCGCTATGGCTAGCCTACAGCCATTCGCCGTTGTGTTCATCCAAAACAATGTCGAGTATATCGCTTTCCTGGAAGATGGAACGCCGAAGGTTGCGCCGTTTGGAATGGTTCGCAAGAATGTGCAACGTGTCGCTAGCATATTCGGTGGCAAAGTAGAGGAGGACTAATGGCAAACGGTCCGAGCCCAGACTGCGCTACTTACTACAGGGATGTAATTCGCAAAGCGTATGTGGAGCGCTTTGGCGACTGTAATGACCTCACGGACTTTACCCACTTTCCAAACGCACAGTTTGAGCCACCATCGCCGGTTAGCACACAGCGCATTTGGGCTCGTTTGACGGTTGAAGCGAGCGCACGGCTTCAAGTCTCAGCATGTGGAGGCGGTGTTGCACGCCGCCGTGTTATTGGCAATATGGTTGTGCAGCTGTTTTCGCCCCTAAACGCTGGAGAACGTGAGCTTTCTGATCTCGTGAGCTCTCTACTTGTGCTCTTCCAGTCAGTCACAATTGATGGCGTATTGTTTCGTACTCCAGTGGACAGAATTGTCGGTAGGTCTGGCGATTGGTTCCAGTGGAATGTTGTCTGTCCGTTCCAGTATGACTCGCTGAGCTGAAGGCCCGCGAGAAGGAGTTAAGCTATGTCTGACGCTGATCGCGTTAAGTTGGCCTTCGTTGAGGAGGTTGTGTTTGGACAAGTCCCTGGTGGTCCACCGAAATTCCAGGATATTCGATTTACGGCTGAATCGCTGGCGAAAGTCACCGACACGACACGAAGCACCGAAATCCGGGCGGACCGTCAGGTCATCGACTTGGTCCGAAACGGAATTCGGGCGCAAGGTGGTTTCGATTTTGAAATGTCGTATACCGCATTCGACGTGTTCCTAGCCGCTGTGCTTTTCTCCGCGGACTTCCCGGCCGCCTCTGTCGTCGTGGACATCAACGGCAACAACGCAATCACGATCGTTGCTGCTACCGGAAACATCTCTGACGACGCTGCAGGCAGTTTGTTCGCAGCACTCAACCCGGGCGACATCCTTGATTTGCGGAACTTCATCAACCCGCTGAACAATGTGCTCGTTCGCGTGCTGAGTAAACCGGACTCGAACAACGTTGTCGTTGCTGGCGCGGTTCCTCTGGCTGATGAGACACGAGCGGCATCTGCAGCGGGACTGAACGCTGAAATTAGGCGAGGTGCAGCCATCACGAATGGCGTAACGCAGCGCTCATTCACGTTTGAGAAAGAGTTCAGTGACTTACTTGCTGCACGGTTCGCGGTCTTCAACGGTATGACGCCTGAAAGCGTGCAGCTCAGTTTGGCTGCTGATGCAATCATGACGGGGTCATTTGGCTTCCTCGGAAAAGACGAAGCACCCCTTGCGCTTGCTACTGTTGGGGACGGCACGAACACGCCTCCGCAAGTCGGCAGTGTGATGAACGCTATCGACAACGTGCTCGCCATTATCGAAGGCGGGTTGGCTGTGAATACGGACAACAAGTTTTGTGCCACCGCACTGTCGGTCAGCGTTGCTAACAACCTCCGGGAACGAGCGTGTATTGGTGAGCTCGGCGCGAATTCCATCGGCGCTGGCAAGATCGAAGTGACTGGCACGCTTCAAGCATTCTTTGAGGCACAAGCCGCAGCAGACAAGTATCTGAACTTCACGCCGACCAGTTTGTGCTTCGTGGTGTCTGACGACAAAGGGAATCGTTACTGGATTGAGCTGCCGCGCATCAAGTTTTCCCAAGGAACGAAGATCGCAGGTGGCGAGAACACAGATGTGCTACTCGATCTGAATTTCACCGCTTATCGGCACGAAACCGAAGGCGTCACCATCCGCATTGCGCGCTTCCCGGCAGCGTAACGTGGGGCATTGATGGAGCCGTCAGGACTACACTCCCTGGCGGCTCCGCTTGTTCCAGCACCTAGTCCGGGAGGATCATCATGAAGTTCAGCGAGTTGGCAAACGACGGTGCGAGACTGACCGACGGTGTCTGGCGCGAATTCAGTCCAGGTTTCGACGTCAAACTCAAACCGGTCGGGAATCGCGACTACGACCTTGAGCTGCAGCGCGTCGCACGAAAAGCACGAAAAGGCGCCAGGCTTGGGCGGATCGATGACGAAGCCTTGGCACTCATGACCATGAAAGCCACAGCACGCTGCGTACTGGTTGGCTGGAAAGGTTTGACCGGCGACGACGACCAGCCGATTGAGTATTCGGCGAAAACTGCACTCGACCTGTTTGGCAAGAATCACCGTTTCTACAAGACGATTGTGGAGATGGCGACTGACATGCAGGACGACGACGACGACGACCTGCAGGACGAAGCGGGAAACTGACCGCAGTCTTGAAATGGGAGCTAGAATGGGCCGCACATGCGAGCAGACTGGAGGCAGCAGCAAAACAAGCTGGCCGCCCCATTGGTCCGCTGGCTTCGCGGCCTGTTCTGTTTCAAGACTTACTGTGGGTCTGGCAAGTTTTCATGGATCTGTCAGCAACGCGTGGCGCAAGTTCATCCGGCCAACAGCCGATCACTCCGTCCAATGCGCTTGCTCTATTCCAGCTGCTCCAGGAACCGAAACGCCGCTGGCCAGAACTTTGGCACTTAGTCAGAGCACTCGACGTAGTTTGGCTAGCGACTCCCAGGAAACGAGGCAAGCCTAATGCCGACACTGAAAGTAGCGATTGATGCACGCGACGCACAAGCTGGCGCTGCAGCGTTCAACGCTAGTGTTCTGGCTATGGGTAACACCGCCAAAGGCGCAGGCCGTGCTGTCAACAAGCTTGGTAAAAACACTGACAAGCTAGGCAAGGCTGCGCAAACATCAGCTGTTGGTTTATTCGCAGCCCAAGCTGCGATGGCAGCGCTTGCAGCAACACGCACTCAGCTCGCTGCAGCAGTCAAGACAGTTGCCGACTTTGAAGAAATCATGGCGACAGTCGGTGGCGTTACACGAGCCACCCAATCTGACATTGATGCGCTCACTGCAGCTGCCCGTGAAATGGGTGCTACAACACGCTTCTCAGCTACTCAAGCAGGCGAAGGCCTTCTCTTCCTAGCCCGAGCAGGCTTCTCTGCTCAGGAAGCGATCACAGCGCTGCCTGACACCCTAGCGCTAGCGAGTGCAGGAGCTGTCAGTCTAGGCTTCGCTGCGGATACTGCGTCGAATGTTCTAGCCCAGTTTGGGCTGAAAGCCGATAGCACAGCTCGGGTTGTTGACACGCTAATCACGACCAGTAACAGAGCGAACACGGACGTCCGAGGGCTAGCTGATGCTCTCAAGTTTGCAGGACCTGTCGCAGGCGCTCTAGGCCAGTCTGTAGAGAGCACGGCAGCAGCTATCGGCGCCTTGGGCAATGCAGGTATCGCAGGTGGCCAGGCAGGCACCAACCTACGCGGAATCTTCGCGGCCCTGCTCAAACCAACGACAGAAGCAAAGCGAGCTATCAAAGCGCTTGGCTTGTCACTAGACGCACTCAATCCAGCTACGAATCAGTTCAACACAATTCTGGCTCGTTTGCAGCGAGGTGGTCTCAGCGCAGGCCTGGCAGTTCAGATCTTTGGGCGTAGAAACGCTGCTGCCGCGATTGTGCTAGCGAATAGCGCAAAAGAAGTCAAGAAATTAACAATCAGCAACGAAGAATCTGCTGGGTCTGCAAAGCGTCTTGCTCAGACGATCGACAATACACTTGCAGGCTCGTTGCGCAGTCTTAAGTCGGCGTTTGAAGCGCTAGTCTTGTCGGCCGGCGACGCTGGTGCTGGAAAGGCACTGAAAGACTTTGTCGATATTGCAACCGGTGTCATTCGTGTGCTCGCAGGAATGGGCGACTCAGTAACCGAAAACAGAGGCTTGATTATCGCGCTTGCGGCCGCTGTCAAAGGCTTATCGGCCGCGTTTGCTACACTACTCGCTCTTAAAATAATCGTATTCTTGAGCGAGCTTACTCAAGGTCTACTTGCGGCGTCCGCAGCAGGTGCCACACTTACTGCCGTCTTAGCCGCAAACCCATTCGGAGCAGCTGCTCTAGCAATTTCGCTCTTGACCGGCGGAATTGTTGCACTCACGGTCGCATTTCAAGACGACTCTGTAGCTGCCCGTAGAAACGCCGCTGCAGTCCGCTCGCTAGCGAAAGAATCGGACTTGTTAGCGAACGCGCAGCGTCGAGCAAACAATGCTCGTCTCGAAGCGAACAAGATTGACGAAGCCGTTCAGCTAAGAGAACAAGCTAAAGCAATTGCCAAAATTCGAGACGAGCTCGACAAGTTACAAAAAGCTGGCCAATCAACGTTAGACCTTGGAGTGTTCAATCGCGGCTCGACAGGTGTAGTTGCGTCTGGCGGGCGTTTGCTCGGAGACGTGAAATCCGTTAAGGAAGCGCAGGCAAAAGTTCAAGCTGGATTAGCTGAAGCACGAAACAAGTTTTTGCGCCGTGGTTTCGACAATGTACCTTTCGGAGGCGCACTCGCTCAAACAGGAACAGAACCAGCTTTCCAGGCACAGCTACAAGGCCAAACATTCGTAATTCGCGGACTTGCGCGTATTGACGAGCTGCGCAGCAAGCTGCTCGACAAACAAAAGGCGTTGACAGTCCAAGCCGTAGCGCTAGAAGCAGCTAGTAAGGCAGAAACTGATGTAGTCCAAGCGGCAGCTCAAGCCAAGGCTGACGCCGCCACATTTCAACTCAAGCTTATAGACGACCAAGCTAAAGCTCAAGGTGCGCTCAACCAGCTCGAAAGTGGGGCTACGGATGCGCAACAGCGGCGGCTCGCTCTACTCCAGGAAGCGGCCGCGATTGCGGAGCGCCGTTTTCCGCTAGACAAAGAAGCGCAGAAAGCATTCGTTGATAGCGCAAAAGAGCAACTAGACCTTGCACAGAAACTACGCGATCTGACAGCACAGCGAGTACTTGACAAACAAAGCTTGCTTGCAGCACAGCGTGCAGAAGCACAGGCAGCGAAAGAGCAAGTGCAAGCTGAACAAGCACAGTTTGAAATTGCAAAGCGCGAAGCAGCCCAAGCGAATGTTGATACAGTACGGAATGCGCGTACTACGCAAACATCAGCTAGTGGAGGCGGAGGCGCATCAGTTCAAGGCCAAACGGCTTCAGCCAGCCAGCCAGCTGGAACGCTAACAGCAGGCGACATTCAAGGCCTTATCTTTGCGCTTGGAACCATAGCGAATGCTTCAGACGTTGCAGCAAGATCAATCTCAAGTAGCTTTGAAAACGCTGCTCGCTCGATTGATCGTGCAGCAGGCGGAATCACTAACTCTCTTAGCCGCGTTGGTCGTGAATTGCAGCGCGCGTTTTCAAAGCTCGTTGGAAACGCTGCTGGCGACGTTGTGAGCGGCGGACGGGTGCAGCGCTTTGCGTCTGGAACAATCCTTTCTGCACCGACCACGTTTCCACTTGCGAGCGGCAATACTGGTCTAGCCGGTGAAGCAGGACCTGAAGGTATCTTGCCTTTATCTCGCGACAAGTTCGGTCGGCTAGGCGTTACAGCAAACGACACAGCGGGTGCGGCAAGCAATGGACCTTCAGTCGTCGTTAACATGACCGTAGTGACACAAGACAGTAGCTCGTTTAGACGCTCGCAGCGGCAAATCATCAACAGCCTGCAGCAGCAAATCGAAAGGACCTAATTCGTGGCTTTTCACGCTGTTCGGTTTCCAACTGGAATTAGCTACGGTTCGCGTGGTGGACCAGGCTTCAAGACCGAGATTATCGAGCTCGACTCTGGCCAAGAACGCCGACTCTCTCGCTGGTCACAGCCGCGGCACAGGTATTCGATTGGTTACGGCATTAAGGACTACAGCGATCTTGCGGCCTTGAAAGCGTTCTACCTTGCACGAATTGGCGCTGCGAACAGCTTTCGGTTTAAGGACTTCCAGGACTTTACTTCGGCTGACATCCCGGTCCAAGTGAACTCCGGCGGCACGCTCCCCACATTTACCGATCAGCTGATTGGTATCGGCGATGGGTTTACGAAAGTCTTTCAACTCGTCAAGCGCTATCAGAGCGGTCCGACAACTTTTGTGCGAACGATCACCAAGCCGATTGCAACTACAATCACTGTCGGCCTAGATGCAGTGCAGCAGGCCCTCGGTAGCTTCGTAGTCGATGCGGCATCGGGACGTGTGTCCTTCGCTTCTGCTCCTGCCGCAGGTGTCCAAATCACCTGGGGCGGCGAATTCGACACACACGTTCGTTTTGCAGACTCTGCTGATGATTTGCTCGCTATGTCATTCGACACCTTCGACTATGGGTCAAGTGCGCTAGAGTGCGTCGAGGTGCTTGATTCCAGCGAGTTGTCAGGCGAGGCTTATTTCGGAGGAGCTCAAGTGGTAGCGGATCAGAATGTAATTCTCGCTGAGAGTCTCGGGCGAGTAGTGTCGCTGCTTAGCCTCACGGCAGATCGCAAAGCTTTCTTGCCAGAAATTACAGCACAAACGCCACCCGGCGGGCCATGGTTTTACGTGGAAAACGAGACTGGAAACACGTTTAACGTGTTGCTGCGCACAAGTGCAGACATTGCAGTGCGAACAATTCTTCCTGGCGAAGTTGTGACTGTGCTTCTTGCCAGAGTCAGTGCGACGACACTAGCCTGGTTGGCCGTTTAAGGAGCTGGCGTGACTTCCAAAGCTGAGTATTACGGCCGAGCCGTCTATATTACACCTGGTGCACCTGCACAAACACTCAGCTCGCATGTCCGGGTCTATGTTGCAAGTCCAAGTGCGCCAGTCGGTATTGTGAAGCTGTCCAACGCGTTTGTTCGGCTAGGTGGAGTCCAGCATTTTATCGCAAATGAGCATGCGACGTCAAGTCTGCAGATACTTGCGCCAGACAACACATTGCTTGCTACTCTAGCGCCTACTACTTGCGTCAAACTGTTCAAAAGCGTAGCCGGCCGGTGGCTAGCCAGCCCAGCCCAGCCATTCGTGCTAGCTCCTGCTGTAACCGAGCCGCCAGCAGAAGCGTCAATCGTGCTCGGACCCGGCTTGCTGCTCGACGTCGATCTCTTCCAGGAAGCGCAAAGCCAAATTCAAAGCTACACTGGAGTGCGTCCGTTAACGCTGACCGTGACCGTGACTAAGGGCACTCTGATCGGCTCGTCAATTGCGTCTCAAGCGCTCGATACTGGCGCACTACCTGCAGGCTCAACAGTCAAGCTAATAAACAACGGCGTAATTCTGGGAAAAGGCGGCACTGGCGGAGACTCGTCTGGAACTGCCGCTACTTCGCAAGGCACAGCGGGCGGGACGGCCATAAAGTTGCAAGTGCCAACTACGCTTGACAATGCCAATGGTACGATTATGGGCGGAGGTGGAGGCGGAGGTGGAGCCGTAACCATCGAGCTGAATAGTGGAGGTGGAGGTGGAGGTGGAGGTGGCTTCCCTGCTGGCCTAGGGGGTGCAGGCTCAGCAAACAACGGACAGCCTGGAACTAGTGACTTTCCGGGCTTTGGTGGGGCTGGCGATATGACGCTGAACCCGCCATTTGGCTATAGTCCGAATTCGTCGCCTGACAAAGCACTTTTCAACCCGCGTAGCGGCGGCATTGGCGGTGCGCCTGGCTTTCCTGGCGGTCATTATGACGGAGTGCTTCCAATTGCAGGTAGAACAGGCGGTGCACCTGGCGCGCTTGTTGAAGGTGGCCAATTCCTGAATTGGGAACAGCAGCGGTATGGAACAGCACAAGGCCACGTGCTCAATTTCGCGGGAGGCATTGCCGAAATCTTCGTCGGCAAAATAGTTGCGGCTTTCGACACGGTCGAGTATCTCGCTGCCGCTGGTTGGAATGGCGTGGCGCCTTTAGCTGTTACGATTCGCATCCTGCCAGAGGCTGTAATCTACACACCGCGTCGCTACAAGTGGGAAGCCGATTTCACGCATATCTATGCAGACGCGGCAATTCGGATTTCTGATTTGCCAGCAGGGTCGAATATCATAGTCATAAACGCTGGTAGAATTTACGGCTACGCTGGCTGGGGTGGCAGAGGCGGCCGCTCGGTCGACACGCTCGCAACAGCAACTTTTGCGCACGACCCGATGTCTGGAGAAGATGGCGGAACGGCTATCTTGTCTGCTGTTAGTGCCGCGGGCTTTTCGATTGACAACGCCAATGGCTCGATTCGTGGAGGTGGAGGTGGAGGTGGAGGTGGCGCAGGCGGTGCCG